GGAATACGCTAATACTTTACAAAACATAGATGCTTTCGATTTTGATAGGACTTACATAAACCAAATATCTAAAGACTACGACCCGACAGCCGATATAGTTTTTGAAGCTGCAAAGAAAATAATAGCTAAAGATAGTGATAGCGATAGAATGGAAATAAGATATAGAGCAAGGGTTTATAACCATTCTAATAATAACATTGCAGGCTTTGAAGCTATTAAATCATTTAAAAACGCTGGTCGTTTTTCGCAATACATTGGAATAAAAAGATGTGCCATTTATAAAAGTTGTAGGGAATACCAAGAGATTTTAAAAAGTAAACTAAAATATATTATCAATGGTTAATTACTTATACATAGCCCTATTTGCGTTTTGGTTTGCTGAACTATCAACAATCCCTCAACGTATTTTAATAGCAACGGGCTTTAAACATTTATACCCATTCAGTTGCGTAAAGTGTTTATCCTTTTGGATGGCTCTTATTTACTCTTATAACGAACCGTTTTGTATAATTATAGCAGGTGTTACCTCTTTACTATCAATGACTATTTGTTTAATATTTAATAGATTAAGATGACCAGAGACGAGGCTTTAGATACATTAGTTAGGCACTCTCAGTTTTTTGAGATATATGCGAAAGAACTATTTATCCCTAGAGGATGCGAGGGTATTATGGCTGAAATAATAGCAGCTTACAAAGTAATTAATAACGGTTACGTTTGTTCATCATGTGGTAACGAATTGATAATCGATGCTAATAGATACCGTTTACATAGAATGAAAGAACTTAATTTAAAACACCATACGTTTGATGAAAATACTCCTAATCCATAGTTTTAACATTAAAGACAATAAGCCAGAGTTCAACGCTGTTTCTTATTATCGAATGAATAAACCTCATGAAGTTTTAGCACGTTTAAATCCAGACTTTGAAATTGTGCATTCTAAACCTAATGACATTTATCCTGATGACTTTCTGCAAACTATTGACTTAGTTTTGTTTTGTCGTGAAATAGATAATAGCAACGGGATTATTGAAGTACTTAATAAGTTAGGCATTAGATTTGGTTTAGATCTTGATGACTATTGGATTTTGCCAGAAGACCATTTGTTATACGAACATTATAAAGAAACTAATAAACCACAACTAATTATTGATTCAATTAAGGCTGCTCACTTTGTTATTTGCACAACCGAGATATTAGCTACTAAGATTAAAGAACACAATAAAGAAGTTTATGTTATTGAAAACGGTATTGATACGGATGACAGCGTGTGGCAAAACAACCACATAAACTCTAAACGTATTAGATACGGCTTTACGCAAGGCACAACTCACATACCCGACGTTATGTCTATACATAAAGACGTGCAAACTGCTTTATACGATGCAGACTTTAACCGTAATTGTCAAGTTATCTTAACAGGTTGGAACGCTATTAAAAGTGAAGAGTCGGTTTATATTGGCTACGAACGTATGTTAACTGATAACCTTAAAACACTATTACCTGTTGAACGTGAGTATTGTTTGCGATTAGTTAAATATAAGTTTCCTAGCGGTATTAGTAAACCATACCGTAGAGTTGGTGCATTACCTGTTTATGAATTTGCAAAGGTTTATGACGAAATGGATATTTTAGTTGCACCTTTAATAGATAATGATTTTAATAATTGCAAATCAGAGTTAAAAATGATTGAGGCAGGGCATAAAGGATGTGCATTTATGGGGCATAATGTTAACCCTTACAGTTCTTTAATGACTAAAAAGAATAGCTTTGATTTGACTTGGGGAAACTTTTACGAATGGTCTAAATATATTTTAAGCAATCCTAACTTAGTAAAAGATACGGCTGCACAATTAACTTTAGATACTAAAAAATATTCATTAAATTTGCTAACTGATAAACGTAAAGAATTGTATAACCAATATAAATAAGAATAGTATGCTTGAATTTCTTGATGATAATAAAAACTTTTTTAAAGTTATGTTGTGTATGTTAATTTTACACGCAATATTAACCGCTATTTCATTTACTAATTATGACAAATAAACTCTACCACTATTACCACATATATGCTGACGGTCAATGGTTAGAACCAGTTAGCGAACACATCAAAGCCCTACGTAAATGGGGGCTTATTGATAACTTAGCAGCGTTCCGTATTGGAATAGTTGGGGCAGACCATAACCGTACAGCCGTTATTCAATACCTAATCAATGAGCGTATTAACTTTGATGTGATAGCTCAACAAGATACAGGTTGGGAGCAGGTTACTCAAATACCTATGTATAACTTCGCCCAAGATAATGACGGATATGTTTTATATGCTCACTCTAAAGGCTCATCACGTCCCGAACAACCTAATCAATCATGGCGCAGGTCAATGACTTATTACAATGTTGGTCAATGGCAAACGGCAGTACAAAAACTAAATGAGGGCTTTGATGCAGTTGGACAACATTGGATGCGACCATCTCACCATTCAGTTGAACATAGAGGCAGTCCTTTCTTTGGTGGTACATTCTGGTGGACTTCATTAGCTCACGTTCGTAAAATGTTAGCACCGCCCGTATTTAACCGGCATGATGCTGAAGGATGGATTGGTTATGTTAATGGCGAAGATATGAAATGCTTTGACTTTACAGGTCATGTCTCGGCTCACCCATGTTATTCGATGTGGACAATAGAAACTCAACAATGGATATACGAATGAAACTAAATATATTTACACCTTTATTCCGTAGTGGAATGATTAAGAAAGTAGCCGACTCAATACCAGATTATGAAGATATTAATTGGATTGTTGTTATAGCCAAACATAGAGAAATACTTATTAAAGAATGCCAAGCATATAATATTCCTTACTTAACAGTTGATTGTATTGATGACTTAAGCGGTGTTGGTAAAAAGGTTAACAAAGCCTTAGATAATTTAGAAGACGGTTTCTTTTTTGGTTTAGATGACGATACAACTTTTAACCATAACACATACGATATATTTAAAAAGTATCAAAATGATTATGATATGATTGTTGGGCAACAAAAACTATTAGACGGTTCTATTAGAATAGCACAAAAGCCAACGCATTGCTATACAGATGGAGCGCAAGGTTTAATAAGAACTACCTTAATTGATGGTTTACGCTTTGGATGCTTTACGACTGATCCTGTAGCAGACTGTAACTTTTTATTAAATTGTTGGGATAAGTCAAATAAAAACCTTATCTTAGATGAAGTAATTAGTAACTATAATTTTTTAAGATGATAGACTTTAGTAAAATGACGCTACCTTGTGATGTAGCAAACTCACATATTTTAGGTGAGATAATTGTATGTTTGAATTAATGCAGGATATTTACGAATACCAAACAGAATGGAAATAGAAAAAATAGCAATAAGTAAAATTAAACTTAATCCAAATAACCCTCGGTTAATTAAGGATGATAAGTTTGCCAAGTTGGTTCAGTCTATAAAAGACTTCCCAGAAATGTTAAATATCAGACCGATAGTGGTTAATGATGATATGATTATATTGGGCGGAAATATGCGTTTTAAGGCGTGCAAAGAAGCCGGGTTAAAGGAAGTATCGATTATAAAAGCAAGTGGATTATCTGAGGAGAAACAAAGGGAATTTCTTATTAAGGATAATGTTAGTGGTGGCGAATGGGATTGGGATATGTTAGCAAATGAATGGGAGGTTGAGCAGTTGGATGCTTGGGGACTTGATATTCCTGACTTTGCCGTTAAAGAGTTGGAAGCTGAAGAGGATGACTTTGATGTTTCTGAAAACGGAATTGAAACGGATATTGTTTTAGGTGATCTATTTGAAATAGGTAATCATAGATTATTATGTGGAGATAGTACTGATTCAGATTCAGTTGCTAAATTAATGGATGGTAAAAAAGCCGATATGGTATTCACTGATCCACCTTATGGAGTTAGTTATACAGGTGGACATAATAAAAAACAAAGAAAAGGAATAGAAAATGATACACTTGAAGGAGTTGATTTAACTAATCTATTTAGAGATTCATTATTAAATGCTGATTTGTTTAGTAAAGATTATTCTGCATTTTATATTTGGTATGCTAATGGAAAGGCAGTTGAAACATTTTTATCATTTGCTGAATTAAATTTAGAAGTAAGAGCAGTATTATGTTGGTATAAAGTAAAAAGTGGATTAGGAGCATTTATGTCTCAATATATTCCAAATTATGAGCCATGTATTTATGCATTTAAAAAAGGTAAAAGTCCCCAATGGTTTGGTGCAAGTGATGAAAAAACAGTATGGGAATTAAAAAAAGAATCTAAAAATGAATACCATCCAACACAAAAGCCAGTTGAACTTCCTGAAAGGGCAATGAAAAATAGTAGTAAAATAAATGATATTGTTTTAGATTTATTCGGTGGAAGTGGAAGTACAATGGTAGCTGCTCAACAATTAAATAGGAATGCAAGGTTAATGGAACTTGATCCTAAGTACTGCCAAGTAATTATTGATAGAATGATTAAACTTGAACCAACAATTAAGATTAAAAAGAACGGAATAGATTATGCCAAGTAGCGACGGACACAAAAACCTAATACCTTATACAAAAGGACAAACAGGCAACCCACACGGACGACCTCGTAAATTCGTTTGTCAATTAAAAGACATGGGTTACAATAAACAAGACATAACTCAAACTATTGAGAATATGATGGCTATGACTATTACAGAATTAGCAGAAGTATTTAAAGATGATAACTCTACTGTATTAGAAAAAACAGTTGCCAACGCTATTAAAAGAGGTATTGAAAAGGGAACGTTATATTCAATGGAAATTTTACTTAATAGAGTTTACGGGCAACCTAAACAAGAGGTCGAGTCTAAGAATGAGAATACTAATATAGAAATCAAAGCAGAGTTTGGTAGTAAAGTTATACAGTCCACACGAGAATCAGGCGAAGATACACCGTAGTATTAATGAAGAGCATTACAAATACTATGCTCTTAATATTGGTAGGCAGTTTGGCAAATCTTTACTTGGTATCAATCAAGCCTTACATTGGTTCTTTAACGTACCTAATTGTAAAATAGGCTGGGTTAGTCCCGTGTATAAACAATGTAAGAAAGTATTTAAAGATATTGATTCGGCTTTTACAAACAATCAAAACGTATTTAAAGACAAAAACAAAACCGACTTATTTCTAATAGGTCATAATAATTCATCTTTAAATTTTTATTCAGCAGAAAGTTACGATAGTGCAAGGGGTGAAACATTCGACTTTCTTATTATGGATGAGTTTGCGTTCCAACCTGAAGACGCTTGGACTTCTGTATTTAGAGCAACCGTTTTAGTTAGAGGTCAAAAAGTATTATTCCTTTCAACTCCTTTCGGTAAAAACCATTTCTATAAAATACATTCTTTAGACGGTGTAAATGATAATTATAAGTCATTTACAATGACCTCTTATGATAACCCATTAATTAACCCAACTGAAATAGATGACGCTAGGTTAACACTTCCTGAAAATGTATTTAGGCAGGAATACTTAGCTGAGTTTATAGACGGTGGCACGGGTGTGTTTGTTGGGGTAGTAGTTAATGATTCACCAAGTGGAGCTGAGCAATACTACGCAGGAATTGACTTAGGTAGGGCAGATGACTACACCGTTTTAACTGTTCTTAATTCTAAAGGTCAAACCGTTTATTGTAATAGGTGGCGGCATAACACTTGGTCAAACATTATAAACGATTTAATGCCACATTTAACAAAATGGAATGCTATGTGCTATGTTGAGGTTAACAGTATTGGCGATGTGCTTTATGAGCAAATAAGAGCAAGGTACAATCGAGTAGAGCCATTTTACACTACATCAAAAAGTAAGCAGGATATTATCGAGGGTTTACAAGTGGCAGTCCAAAACAAAGAATTTAGCATATTAGATTTAGATTGGCTTAAAAAGGAATTTGATGTGTTTACTTATGAGTACTCACAAAAGACTAGAAGCATAAAATACTCAGCACCAAAGGGTTTTCACGATGACGGTGTTATGAGTTGTGCTATTGCTTACCATGCTTTAAAGACTTTAAAAAACACTGGCAGATATTCATTTGCCTAAAACAAATCAACTTTTTTAGTATTTAATAGGTATATGACAATACCTTTTAATTGGAATAAAGTAACCATTGAACAGTACCAAACCATCTATCCTCACCTACAAGGCGAAATAGATTGGTCACGTATTATATCATTCTTTACCGGCAAAACCTATGACGAAGTTGAGAACTTAGATTTAAAGCATTACAAATACTTAGTTAAAAGCCTTTCATTCCTTACCAAACCCATCCAGCCTAAAGTATCTTTTAAGTCTTTTACTTGCGGATTATTAAAGTCAGTTAAGTACAAACCACAACCTAAGTTAATTACATGGCAAGGTGGTAACTTTTACAAGGCATCACGTTCAGTTAACGATATAAACGTGGCTCGTTACATTACGATTAAAACATTAATGGAGCAACCCGACTACTTTCCTAATAAGTTACACGAACTTTGCGCCTTGACTTATGAGCCTGCTCAATACTTATCATTCAAATACGATGGTAACAAACACGCTGAGGTAGCCGATAAGTTTCTAAACGCTCCAATGTCGATAGCACAACCAAGTGTTTTTTTTTGCTTAGAAGTATTGGCGAATTGGAATCTAAATACCTTGGATTATTTGGAGGGGGTGGAAGCGATGAAGACGATCAACAAAGAGATAGAAACAGAACTGAGAGAGAAAGGTTTGTCGATTTTTGGGGATGGATTCACATAATTAAAGAGGTAGCCCAAGCTAATAGAATAACAGAGGATGATGTGCATGATTGGAGTGTAATTAGATTATTAAATGAACTAGCTTATCTTAAGGATAAGAATAAAATGGAAGCTGAAGAAATTGAACGTCAACGAAGAAATAGATAAATTACTAAATGACTTTGGGGCTAAATGGGCTAATGATTTAAAGACTTCATTAGATAAAGCCTTAAAGGATGGTGCTAAACGTGGCGAAAGGTTACAAACCTCAAGGATTGAATTTGTTGGGGGTGTTAAATATTATCCTAACAAAGTGATTATATCAATAACTCCTAATGAGGACTATTGGTACTATATTGAGAATGGCAGAAAGAAAGGTAAGCAACCGCCAACAAAAGTTTTAGGTGAAAAGTGGCAAGCTAAAAACGGAATAAGCCCATCTAAAATACTTTACCAAATGACTATTGATTATAACCAAAAAAAAGGGTTTACTAAACGAATAGTTAAAAAGTTACCATTCCCAAAAGCAGCGAAACAATTTGCTTTTATAGTGGCAAGGGCAATAGGTAAGAATGGAATTAAACCAAAGCCTTTTATAGATAGAGTAACAGAGGACGGAAGAAAGGCAGAGTTAGCAGAACAAATGGGAAAATTAATAGGTAAAGCAATAACAGTAACAGATATTAAATGGCAATAACAATTCAATCAAGCCCAACGTCACCAACACCTGCCTATAATGAGAATTGGGTAGTGGCAATTTCAAATCTAACAATACAGCCTAACTTTTATTACACAATCGTTTTAACCGATGTAACAGGCTCTTATACATTTGATACTATCAAAGTAAAACCAGACCCTAATAATCAGTTAGTAATGGATTTACAAGCGTATGTTCAACTATTAATGGTTAATTACATACCCGTTAATTTATACGGTTGGCAAAAATGCACTAATGCAACTAGAAAGTTTAGATTTAATATAGGTGAGACTTACGACGTATTAGGCACACCGACTTACTTTGCAGGAAGTGACACAGATTATATTAGTTGGAATGCAGGGGTAGATAAACAATACATCGCACCTTATTCACCTAACTACTTTTGTTATGATAGTTCAATACCTAATTTAGTTTACTTAACTTTACTTCCTAGCAAAACATACAAAGATCGCTCACAATATCTTTATGTTTTATGTCAAGAAAATATAGGCGAGTTAAATAAGATTGATATATTTACTTACGATGCAGCCGGCTCTTTATTAGGTAACTATTCAATAAACAGACCAGATGCCGGAACGGGTTTATTTTCTGATAATTACGTTGCTATCGACGTTGGTTATAAAGGCTTGTTAGGAATAACAGCACCATTTGTTACCGTTAATAGTGGCACATATCCTATCATTACTTCTAACGTTGCATCTTATGTTATTAAGAATGGTGATACAAATGATGTTATTAAAACTATAACAATAGAATGTAACCCTAAGTTTGAAGTTTATACTTTACATTATTTAAAAGCCAATGGTTCTTATGAAACTTTACATTGCAATTTAGCAGCTACTTTATCGAGTAGTAAAACTACAACATCATTTAAAAAAAGCGGATGGTCTTTAATTTCTAACGTTATGACTTTAGATCCTGCTTTGAATAGCGAAAAGATACAATCAGTAACCATTCAAGATAAGCTACAATTAAATAGCGATTGGTTAACAGATGCTGAATTTGCCTTGCATAAAGATTTGTTTACTTCTACCGATGTACGCTTAGATATTGGCAACACAACAACTTACAAAGGGGTTAAGGTAACACAAACAAGTTACACTACTAAGAATACCGATAGACTAAGAAACTATCAAATTGATTTAGATTATACTCACCAAAACTTTAGACAGCGTGGCTAACATAAAAGTATTATTATATGACCAAGCTGGTGTTGAATACGACGTAAGTTATATTCAGGAAATACCTTTATCGTTAAGCTATTTAATAGCCGACGTTAAAGACCCTAGTAAAAGAAATACAACCTTTTCTAAAACAATAAACTTTAATTCTAAAGACGTAGATTTATTCTTTAGAGTAATATGGAAACTAAACAGTACACTAACTACTTTTGACCCTCGATTAAAATGTAAGATAAAATATTATGTTAATGAGGTATTGCAGTTAGATGGTGATTTGCAATTAATAAAAGTAATTGTTGACCCGGATAGTAAAACGGTTAACTACCAAACCACAGCAACGGGAACTATTGGCAATTTGTTTTTAGCTATTGGTGATGCTTATTTAACTGATTTAGATTTTAGTGCTTATGACCATTCGTTAACTAAAGCCAATGTAACAAATAGTTGGATTCCTGCAACAAGTGTAACGGGTGTTATTGGCTCTGGTTACTATTACGGTTTAATTAATTGGGGCGAAAACCAAATACTAACTGATGTTGAATATCATGTTAAGCACATGAGACCTCAACTATACAAGCGTGAGTACATGGCTAAGATATTCGCAGCCGCAGGTTACACATGGACTTCTACTTACTTAGACAGCGCATATTATAAAAGTCAATTAATACCACCAACAAAAGAATATCTAACGTTAGGAACGACAGGAATAGCTAATAGTCAATTCTATGCAAGGCGTAATTCTACTCAAACGGGAACGGCTACGGCTTGTAGTTTATCAGGTAATTGGAGTGGTTACAAATTTCTTAATAATTTATCTACTCCTAGCGAAAAGGTTTTATTTAATGAAGATAACGTTTTACCTTATAATGATGCAGGCGGTAACTATGCAACGGGTACGGGGATATTTTCGCCAACAACAACTAATACTTTTATAATTGAAACGTTAGTTAATTTTGATGTTGTATTAGCAAATGTCGGAGCGACTGCTGGAGCTGCAAGTTATGCTGTTATTAGCTCTGCAACAATTCAAGTTTTCATAACACAATTTAACGGTGTAGGTTGGCAGGCAGTAGGTACAAATTCAGTTTTTATACCATATACAACACTATCTGGTTTAACTTCATCACAACAAGTTTATGTACAAATACCATCTTGGGCTGCTTTAGCAACCGAGAATTATAGAGTTGAAATAGCTGGTAATATTAGTTTTAGTTTATTTACAGCTACAAATGTTGCTATTGTTGACGGTGCAACAACATGGAGATTTGATTCAAAAGTTAATAGTACTTACTCAGCAAGGTTATTAAATAACAATATTACAGAGGGTGGTTTTTTAGAGATTAACCAATGTATTCCTACAGAGGTAAAGCAAATAGATTGGTTAATGACTGAAATAAAGGCTGCTAACCTTTACATGATACCTAATCCCGACAAAGAAAAAGATTATATTATTGAGCCACGTGATGACGGATTTTATACAGGTGAAGATAATTGGAGTGAGTTATTAGACTTTAGCAAAGATTATGAAGTATTGCCAGTTTCCGAACTTGACACCAAGCGTTATGAATTTTGGAATAAACAAGATAGCGATCAATATAACGATGCTTACTTTAAACAATATAAACAAACTTATGGTTTTGGATATACCGATTGTGTAAGCGAATTTGTTAAGCCAGTTAAAAAGACTGAGTTAATTTATGCACCTACTCCAATAGTAGATAATCAAGTTAACGGTTTAATACTACCTAAGATATTCAAAAACGATAACGGAACTATTAAACCAATGAAGTCAGTAATACGCCAACTTTATAGAGGTGGTAATATTAATATGTCTTATGGCGGTTGGAAACTAAGAAGTTCTATTGCAGGTGATACGGTTTACAATTACTATCCATTCGTGGGGGAGGTTGATAATCCTTACACACCTACACTTAGTATAAATTGGGATACGCCACAAAAGGTTTATTACAATTACATTAACGCTACTTACACCAATAACAACTTAAAGAATAAATACTATTCTAAAATGATTAATCAGTTGAGCGATAAACGTTCGGCAGTTGTTAAGGCTTATTTTAATCTTAATGAATTAAAGGTTAAAGATTTTAGTTTTAGAAAAGTAGTTTGGGTAGATCATTTTAACTGTTACTTCTACATTCAAAACTTTGAGTACATAATGAACACTCAACAAAGTACTTTAGTTACGATGTTGAAGTTACAGGAATATGACACATGGCAGTCAAACACAATAGAATTACCAAACGAAGACCCTAGCGAATTAAACAGAATAGTTAACGGTAATTACTCTAATGGAATAAATAACACAAACAACGGTAACGCATCTCATATAGTTAATGGCAGGGGTAATTTTATAGCAAGTGGCGCAACTGACATTCAGTTAGATAATTGCACCAATGTAGTTGTTAACGGTGATGTAAGTGCTTTTAGAGGTATTGGATTAAGTAATGTTGTTATAACTAACGCAAGTAATAATTCAACTATTGAAGCACCCATCGTTCCAATATCAACTTTAGTAGATATAACTTTAGATATTACTTACCACAATAAAACGGTTGAAGTTGATGCAACGTCAAATGATATTACCGTTTATTGGGATGTAGCAACAATGACGGGATGTCGTGTGTATATTAACAGAGTTGATAACTCAGCATTTAAGATTTATATAAATGATGCAGATGCAACGGCTCAATTCATTGGTAACGCTATCCCTTATGATTTAGGTATGGTACAATGGGATGGACTTTTATTAACTTCTAATTTAGATAGTGGTGGTGTTAAACAAATTAAACCTTTAGTGTAATGGCATTTGTAAGAACAATAATAAGAAAAGCAGGAACTCTAATAGGCGTTAGACGTACTTTAAATTTAATAGAGGGGACTAACGTAACATTAACTATTGCGGATGATTCCGTTAATGATAGGGTTAATGTAACAATAGCGGCAAGTGGTGGCGGTAGTTTACCAACTCAAACAGGAAACAACAGTAAATACTTAACAACAGACGGCGTAAGTGCAAGTTGGGCAACGGTGTCAGCTTCTTTACCCGACTTAATAATAACTAAACAAGCCCCTGCATTAAACCAAACAATTACAGATGGTTATTGTGCATACTACTCTGGTTATTATGAAATAGCAAATACTAAATTTTTAGAAATAGGTAACGGTTCAACTTTAGAAATAGGATAATTAAAAACATAAAACAATGGGATTAAAAATGACAAAAGGGGAAGCCCCCTCAACACCGGTAAGTAACAAAGTAGAAATTTTTATAGACAATAACAATAAAACTTGTAGTATAGATGACAAAGGCGTGATATCCGTTTTTAATCACAACGGATTAGATGAACGCAATATACTTGTTAACGGTGGGTTTAGTGTTCAACAAAAAGTTGCAGCAGCATCAACGGCTATTGCAGGAGTATCAACAACAACACGTGGTGGTGTAGTTTCAGATGCTTGGAGTGTTACAACCTCAGTAGCATCAAACTTAAACTGGCAGCAAGTTGATACTGGCTCTGCACCAGAAACAGGTGTAAATGCACGTTATTATGGCTCTATAATTTCTGCAACTGCTGGTAAAAAAGTAATGCTGAGCCAATGGATATTAAATGAAGATATGCGTCACTTAGTTGGTAGAAAAGTAAGGGTATCAATTAAACATAATAAGAAAGTTGGAACATACCAAACCTTTAAACTAGGATTAATTCAGTTAACAAGTGCAGGAACTATTGATACGTCACCTGCCTTCTTATCGGGTGCATGGTCGGTTACAACAGGTGTAGACCCTGCATGGAATACTAACTTAGCAGCCATTACTCCCGATGCAAGTCCAACAGGAGAAAACGGTACAATATCAGGAAACTTTTTAAATGTAAACGTAGCCGCTGGTGTATGGACTAAATCAAGTTGTGTTTTTACCGTTCCAACTAATGCAAAAAACTTAGTAATGGTTTTCTTTAGTAACGAAACGGGAGGTACAACAGATAACGTATCAATAGCAGAAGCTCAGATAACTTTAGGAACTGAACTTGTCGATTATTTAGAACCAATTTTTGCAGAAAATATTAATAGATGTTTAAGGCGTTACTGTAAATCATTTCCTTTAACAACTGTCCCCGCTGCATCAATAGCGGTTGCAACGGCTGGTAATGGTGTAACTGGAATAATAGGTAAAGCAGGCGCAACAGCATTAGCTTGTTTTATTAATATTCAATTCCCTGTTAGAATGTTTAAAGTCCCTGCCGTTACTTTATACACACCTGTTGGTGCTGGTGCAGTACCTTATAGAATAACCGGAACTACCCCAGCAGTGCAGACAACTGTTGCACAAACGGGAGTTATGGATTATGGCTTAGTAGTATCTGCAACAGGCGATGCTAACGGAGCGATTGGCGATTTAGTAGGTGTTCATTATGCAGCAAGTGCTGAAATAGTAAATTAATCATGGCAGAAAAAACAGTAATAAGTATTGAGGTTGAGGGAACGGGCAAAGCCATTAACTCGATTAAAGAATTAAAAGCCGAATTAAAAGCGGCTCAATCCGCTGCCTTAAATGGTGATGGTAAAGCTGCTAAAAGAGTAGCTGAACTAAAGGATAAAATGGATGATCTTAAAGACACTACAAAGTCTTTACAAGGTTCGGGAGTTGAAAAGATTAGTTCGGGTTTTAGTATGTTAGGTCAAGGTTTTAAAGACTTTGACTTTGATAAAATTAAAACTGGCTTTAAAGGTGTAGGCTCTGCAATGTCCGCTATTCCTATCTTTTTAATTATAGAGGGGATTAGTTATTTAGTACAAAATTGGAAAGAACTTAGTGAGGGTAACGGATTAGTTGCAAAATCACTACAATTCTTAGGCGATATATTTACAAGTATAACTGATGTAATTTATGAATTTACCGATGCAATTGGATTAACTAATACTGAATTAGACAAGCAAGGTGATGCAATAAAAGAATTTGCTGAAAAGTCAAACGCTGCATTAAATGAACAGTCTCAATCTTTTGATAGACAAATTGCAGTTGCAAAAGCTAGTGGTAAAAATACGGTTGAATTAGAGAAACAAAAACAACAAGCTATAATAGATACAAACTATTTAATAGCAAAACAAATAGAGGCTTTTGTAAGGGCAGGTGGTGAGTTAGATGCTGAAAAAAGTAAACAGTTAACAGCTAGTTTAGACTTAATTAAGAACGCTAAGGTACAGGAATACGTTATAACTGAAAATGATAATAAGGCTAAAAATGAACAGTATAAAAAGCATTTAGAAGAAAAAGCTGCGTTAGATGCTGAGTTTAGACAAATACAAAAAGATTTAGATAAGCAAGTAGCGGATAATAAAGCTTTAGACCAAAAACTGTTTGCGGATCAAGCGGCTAAGGAATTACTTGAAATAGATAAGAATAACTCTGAAATAAGAGGAATTGAACTACAAGGTATTGAAGATAAATACAATCAAATAAATTTAGAAAAAGAAAAAGAATTTAAGGAAAAGGAATTAAAACAAGGTTTAGCCCTAACCACTCAATCTTTAACAGCCGCTCAGGGACTTAGTGATGCTTTCTTTTCACTTAGACAACAAGGCGCAAAAGGTGATGCCGCTAAAGAACTTGAACTAAAGAAAAAACAATTTCAAGCTAATAAGGCTTTTGCTATCTCAAACGCCATTATGTCGGGTGTTATGGGTGTTCAATCTCAGTTACAAGCTGGTCCGATTGTTGGTCCGATTTTAGCAGGGATTGTAGCAGTAACAGCTGCTTTAAACGTTGCTAAAATTGCAAGTGCAAAATTTGACGGTGGTAGTATTGATACAAGTGGCGGTGGTTCAGGTGGCTCACCATCTTTACCAAGTGCTAATACTAATATGCCAAGTGGAAATGGCACGCCATCAATAGCAGCACCTCAACAAAACACAACAACTTTTACAGGAAACAATAACAACAACTTTAACCAACCGCCTATTAAAACATACGTAGTTGAAACAGACTTAAGAAATTCAACAAACACAATAGATAAGATTAAAGACCAAGCTACATTCTAAAGTAAACAAACTAAACAATTTAGTATTTAATAATTATGGAACTAATAGATTTAACAATCGAAGACGATGTAAAAGATGCTAGTGGCGTTACTGCCATTGCAACCGTAGATAGTCCTGCCATTGAACAAGGCTACTTTGCCTTTGGTTCTAACAAAGAATTAAAAACAATCCGTATTACTTGCGGCTCTCAAAAAGGAAACTTTGCAGCTCCTACAGGCGATAGACAAATACTTGCAGGTGCTTTAATGATCCCCGACATGGCTATTCCTAGAATAGACGAGAAAACAAAAAAGGAATACAACGTTAAATTTTCATCTAAAACTATTGAGCAAATAGTTAAGAAACACGCTAAGTTAAGTTATGCCAATAACGTTAATCAAATGCACGATAACACACGCATGATTAACGATAGCTATTTATATCAATCGTTTATTATTAATCGTGCTATGGGTGTTAATCCGCCTTTAGGGCAGGAACATTTACCCGACGGTACTTGGTTTGGGTTTATTTACATAGGTGATAAAAACGTATGGGACGAATATATTAAGACGGGTATTTATACCGGCTTTAGTGTTGAAGGTAATTTTTATGAAAGTGTGGCTACTGAATTAAGCGACGAATTTTGCGCCCACTTGCTAAGTGTAATTTTAGAGTAAACAAAAATAAATCTTAAGTATTTAATAAGTATGAACGATAAAAAAACATTTAAAGATTTGGTAAACTCAATTTTATCACCTGAACAAAAGGAAACTTTTGCAAAGGCTTTTAAATTTGAAACACCAATCCCAGTTGTTGAGCCAGTTAATAACGCTGAGCCTGAGACTGTTCCGCCTGTAGCAGGTGAGATAAAAACAAAAGATGGTACGGTTGTTAAATACTCAACACCAATGCCAATCCCTAACGAAACAATCGTAACTGTTGTAACGCCTGATGGTGAGCTTCCTGCTCCTGCTGGTGACCATGTATTAGAAAATGGTGATGAAATTACAGTTGGCGAAGCTGGTTTATTATTAGAATACGAACCTACTGAAGTTGTTGAGCCGGTTGCTCCTGTAACTCAAGAAGCTATGGACGCTGCGGTTAATGATGTTAACGCTAAATTAGATTTGGCTAACAAAACTATCTCGGCTTTAGTATCTCGTTTTGATGCTGTAGAAAAAGACAATACAGAGTTAAAAGCAACTTTAGCAACATTCTCAAAAACATTTACTGACCTTTTAAGCACGCCAATGGCTAACCCTATTGTTACACCTGAGCGTTCTTTTTCAAAGCAAGATAAAATGTTTAGCAAATTAGGATTAAACAAATAAATATAAACAAATAAAAAAAACAAAATAAAATGGCATATTCAATAACAGCTCCATCGTATGTAGAGCAACCAGAACAACTGATTTATCAAAAACTTTTCTCAGGTTCACCAACAATGGACTTAGTGAAAAACAAACAGACCGGCATTAAGTCGGCTGAAACTATTAACGTGGTTAACACTCGTGGTGTATTTCAAGCTCAATCATGTGCTTTTAACGCATCTGGTTCAACTACAATTACTCAACGTACTATCACAGTAGGTAAAACTAAAATTGATATGCTTTGGTGTGAGCGTGACTTAGAGCCGTATTTCACTCAAAAGAAATTAGCTGCTGGTGGTGATTATGATTCTTTAGCTTATAGCAAAGAAATTATCGATGACACTATGCAACAAGCTAAAGAAGACATCGAAATTGCTTTATGGCAAGGTGATACAACTTCAACAAACGCTTACTTAAATCGTTTTGATGGATTTGTAAAAATCATTGGAGCTGCTACAATAGGTGGTACTTATTCAGGTACTGCATGGTCTGAAGCTAATAGCCGTACTGTTATCAAAGGTTTAGCTACTTTAGTTATTGCTAACAATGACGTTTACCAAGGTAACCCAACTGTCAAAATGTTAATGTCACCTCAAATGGCTGCAACATACCGTTTCAAATTACGTACTGATAACTTGTTTAACACTACAGGTGAAGAGTCTAAGTTATATGCTGAAGGTGCAAACATTGAAATCGTTGAAGTTGCTGGTTTATCTGGTTTAAATTACATCTACGCTATCGAGCCTGAAAATATGTACATCGGAACTGACATGGCAAACGAAGAAGAAAAATTCAAAGTTTGGAAATCAGATGACGATCAAAACTTAAAGTTCCATGCTGAGTGGAAACTAGGAGTACAAGTTGCTTTTCCGTCAAGAGTTTACAAGTATTTAGGAGTTTAAATAAATTGAGGGGTAATTAAGTTTACCCCTCTTAATTAAAAAAAATATAAAAACATGGCATTATCAAGTTGCCCGATAACATCGGGAATAGCAAGAGATTGTAGAGATGGTTCACCCGGACTTACAAACGTTTATGCTGTAGAATTTTCAAACTATACACAAGGAACTATTACTGCTGCAAGTGGTAGTATTACTAACGTAGCATCATTTTTACAAACTGGTAAAAAGATGTGGGGTTTTGAATTTGACTATGGTAAAGCGAATGAGACTGAGGTGTTAACCGCTAATACAAACGGAACATTAATGAATGCAATTACTTTGAATTTATACATTCCAAAGAAACAAGCTGCGGTTGCTCAACAAATTTTATTGTTAGCAAAGCAAGATACTATTTGGATGGTTAAAGATAAGAACGGTGCGTTCAGATTATTAGGTCAAGAGTTCGGAATGAGAATTACAACTGCAACCGCTGCTAGTGGTGCAATGGGTAATGATGATTCGGGATATACAATAGTGTTAACAGGTGAAGAAAGAACATACGCTAACGTTGTTCCTGCTGCTTTAGCTGCCTTACTATTGATCCCTGCTTAATTAATTCTTTAAAATATAAATGTAAGACCCGCCCTGTAAGGTGGGCTTTTT